CGGGGGAAGAATGGATGACATTCGCGCCTGCACTACCTGCTATGCGTCCCGGCTCAAGGAGGCCAAGGTGAAGCTGGGGCTTGACGAATGTGCCACGCTGGATGATCTGTTGAAGCGTATCATACACGGTGATACGGACCAGCAGTTGTCGCTTCAAGCCTGGCTGACGCTGGGTAAAAGATTCCTCAACGAAGACCGTGCGTAAGCACATAACCCAAGGAAGAACATGCCACAGTCAAACACCATCGGCGCACTCGCTGCCGCTCTCGCCAAAGCGCAGGCTACTTTCAAACCTGCCATCAAGGATGCCAGCAACCCATTCTTCAAGTCGAAGTATGTGGACCTCGCTGGTGCCATCGACGCCACCCGCGATGCCCTGTCTGCCAACGGTCTTGCCATCGTGCAGGCTACCGACATCGGCCCCAGCGGCATCACAGTGAACACGCAGTTGTGCCACGCCAGCGGCGAGTGGATCAGCGCCGTGTACCCCGTGAACCCTGTCAAGAATGACCCGCAGGGTATCGGCAGCGCACTGACGTATGCCCGTCGCTATTCCCTCATGGCCCTGGTCGGCATCGCAGCCGAGGACGATGACGGCGAAGCCGCGCAGGGTCGCACTGCCAAGGTGGACGCCACTACCGGCGAGGTCAAGAAGGCGCAGCCCAAGTGGTCCGATGAACAACGCACCGAGGTCGGAGCCTGGTTCAACGCCATCGTGCAGGGAGTCGAAGGCGGGGAAAAGATCGTGCAGGACTTCCGCAAGAAGCACCAGTACACGGAGCCGGGGAAGGTGATCGAACTGGCAAAGGAACTGGCGGCAACGCACGGCGTGGAGCCATAGTGGGCATCCTCCACCGAGACTACGCGCCCTCTCTAGGTCCGGTTGAAAGGCCGGATCCAGATGACGGCAGCCGTGAGGAACTGGCAGCGTTTTATGCGGAGTGTGACACACTGTGCCGCTCATGCCGCAATGACCGTTGCCCTGTGGAAGACCGGAGTAATGTCCTGTCATGCTGTGAATACAAACCAACGGAGGCTGTATGCCCGACCCCGCTGAATGGCTTGATGACTACTGGGCCAGAGTTCAGTACGATCAAGACCTGATCCAAGAAGCAAACATGGAGTTATCCATGCTCCAATCCACCACAGAAGAAGGAACCTAGTCCCATGCCCAACTACTCAAACGCGACTATCGTAGGCCATCTTGGCCGAGACGCCGAAGTCAAGGCTGTCGGTGAGCGATCTGTCATCAAGTTCTCCGTTGCGGTCACGCGCAAGGTCAAGGATGCCGAGTCCACCACTTGGTGGAATGTGGCGTACTGGACTAAGTCCGACAAGGTCGCCAGCTACTTGACCAAGGGTACGCCCGTCTTGGTCAGCGGCGAACCATACCTCCGCGACTTCGATAAGAAGGACGGCACCAAGGGACAGTCCTTGGATCTTGACGCCAAGGAAGTGAAGCTGCTGGGTGGCAAGCAGGATGGGGAAGCCGCGCCTGCTCCGAAGAAGGCTGGGCCTGTGGACGATGGAAAAAGTCCGTTCTGATCTGATCTTTGCGCCATCTTCCAATCCGGCCTGAGAACCGGCAGACGTTTTAGGATCCTGCCTCTGGCGGGGAATGAGGGATGAGCCCTCTGGCGCAACCGTGCATCGTGGTAGAAGTACGCTGGTGCAAATCCAGACGCCACGGCCAGAGTGCGAGGTTTGATTCCCGCTCGTTTGCCGAGGCTTGGTAGCTAATATATATCGGGTTCGATTCCCGAAACGCGCAAGCGTTGGTACGCCAGGTTGGCGTTAGGCATGACAGACTGGAAAGACAGACCCGACCCCACCCTGGATTTCCACGGGTGGGTTAATCGGTAGGAGATAGCCATGGATACCCGTGAAATGACGGTCGAACTATCAGACGGCAGCGAAGTAGATGCCGTTATCCACTATGACTACGAGCCGAGCCAGAACGCGCCGGATGGTCGATACCGTGGATCGGTGTGGATCTATAAGGCGACGGTTGATGGCGCGGAGGTGTACCTGAGCGACAAGCAGAAGGTCTACCTTGAGGATGTACTGTTTCAGATGGAACGGCAGACGGACCGATGAGAGCCTGTAAAATCGACAGGAACCAGCCTGAGATTGTGGAAGCCCTACGCGACATGGGCGCTACCGTTGCCGTCCTGTCCACCGTTGGTAAGGGATTCCCTGACCTGTGCGTGGGCTACGCTGGAACTAACTACCTTCTGGAAGTCAAGATGCCAGGTGGCAGAATGACACCAGACCAGTGTGTGCTACACGGTAGCTGGCGTGGTAAGATCAAGGTAGTGCATAGCGCAGAGGAAGCGATACAAGCGGTACTGTCATGACGGATAGCGTGCAAGAGAATGAAAGTTATGCGACGGATGACGCCCGTGGATGGCCTATTGTCAGGCAACTTCCATTAGAACATAATTTCCATGACATTGCCATAGTGAACGCCTATCTGTGGCTCACCCAAGCAAGCCGGGGAGAAGTCCCCAGCGGAGGTATCCAGTGACTGACTACTGCAACCAATGCGCTGAGAAGGTTGAGGACGGCGATACTGTTGTCCGCGATCATCAAGGTGCGTACTACCACTACGATTGCTGGAAAGATGGCGGATGTGAACCGCCGATGCTCCACCCACACGATTACCAAGAGGACGATATGCCTAACCCTTCCACTGAACATCACTCACCGGACCACTACCACAAGGGTGGCATAGAATGTATCGACGCCTGCCGTGCGGTGCTGGGCGATGAGGCGTTTGTCCAGGGATGCCGCATGATTATGCTTCAGTACATCTGGCGGCTGGGGGATAAGGACGAAAGCGTGAAGGAGGCGCGGAAGATTGAGGTGTACGCACGGTGGATGAAGGAAACGCTGGAAGGGAAGGAGCTAAGCAAGTGACTAAACAAGAGTGTGATTTCATCGCGTCCACAAAAAAGTTCCTTAGCGATAATAAGGAAATGTTAGGAATCTACGGTCCGCACTCTCGTGGGTGGTCAAAAGAACAGCGATCTGGCCTTATGATACAGGGACTTGGCGTGGCCTATTCACGCCTTTGCCGGATATATCTGGATGAAAAAGCGAAAAGGCTTACAAAGGGGCCGAAATGAAGCCGACCCTCATAATTTCTGACCTGCATGCCCCGTACCACCATCCAGATGCTATCCCGTTCCTGTGTACGGTGCGCGAACACTTCAAGACTGAATCAACGATCAGTGTTGGCGACGAGACAGACGGCCATGCGATGTCATTCCATGATCATATACCTGACCTCAGTTCCTCTGGCGATGAATTAGACGCCGCCATTGAGGTGATGGGGACGCTGCACACTGCCTTCCCCAAGATGCGCCTGTGTGAATCTAACCACGGTAGCCTGCTGTATCGTAAGGCTGTGGCGCACGGGATCCCCACCAAGATGATTCGCCGGCTGGAGGAAATCTATAAGGTGCCTGGCTGGTCATGGCACGATGAGGTGATGGATGAGATTCGACCTGGCGTCGCTATCTGTGTGCGCCATTCCTTCGGTATAAACATCAGCACGGCCCTTCCTAGGCAGGGCGGGGTATGCATCGTGCAGGGCCATCACCACGGGAAGCTGAATGTGGAATACTTGGAGACTCCTACGGTGCGCATCTTTGGCATGACAGTTGGATGTCTGGTGGACAAACGATCACTTGCATTCGCATATAACCGTTTACAGCAGACGCGCCCCATTCTTGGGTGTGGTGTGATTGTGAAGGGCATGCCCATCGCCGTCCCAATGTGGACACGGGCAGATGGTCGCTGGACTGGCAAGGTTAGCCTGTGACCGACTTCACCAAGAAAGACCGGGAAGCGATGCTGCTCAAGAGCGCCATGCTCCTGGGCGAACACTTCGATTCCGTCTGTGTGGTAGCCACCTACGGTCACAAGCAAAAGACTACCTGCGTCTTTGAGACAGTAGGCAACTGGTATGCAAATTGTGCATCAATGATTGAGGTGGCTAAGGGCATGGAAGGCATTCTGGAACCTCGTGATCCGGACGATGACGGGGATGATTGGAAGCCGGAGCCTAAGACTTGACCGGATATCCCCACCGGATATCCATACCTATCGCCAGCAATCCCGCTGGTAGCCGCAGGAATAGGCGCATGCCTTACCTCATCAAGTCCTATCACTCAGACCACACTGGCAAGCGTGCCGTCCACTTCTGGCAGACCCCGTGGGTTGTCCCGTGTGTGCCACACACCATTGAGATCAGTACCGGGGAGACTATCGAAGTCACCCATCGGGAGGTCGGTGGATGGGTCAAGGCCAGCCCTGGTGCCACCAAGTACGACAGTCGGGATGAAGCCGATGCCGTGCGTACCCTGCGCTACATTGGCGGGGAAGTGGTCGATGCGTCCAAATACTTGACACCGGCTGTCTAAGAATACAACACACACGCCGTGCCTAGAAGGGCATCCTGCGGGGTGCTGGCGATAAGCCACACGGCGTTTCACCTAGGGTGTAGATGGGGGACGCCCCTATGACTAGCCCGTAGACCCCCAGCGATTCTGTAATGTCCGCTGGGGGTATCTATTAAAGCACGGTCGCCGCTGCCGCTTCCTTGGCAGCCTTCTGTTTGTCGCGTATTCGTTTCTTCGCTTCCTGTAGCTGCCGCATGAGTTCCTCAAAATCAGGCTCGCCCTCTGGCTGGTAGAATGTCCGGTACTGCTTCACATCTGGGCGGTTCTCAAGGAACTGTGTGATAGCCTGCCGCTCTGCCACATCGGGGTCAACGGTAGCGAGCTTGGCACCAGTAGCGAAGTCCAGCGCACGCGCCTCCATCGGCTTGTCTTCGTCCGACAGATTACTCGCCTGCCGCACCATACCGGCACCAAGAGGCTCAAGGAATCCTGTGCCAGCGGCCATGTTGTATAGCCGCCCAGCGGACCCAGCGTTTCCAACAAACGGGATCTTGTCGTAGGTGCCGAATGGGGTTCCAAAGTACGGGTCTTCACCGGTAGCAACGGCTGTAGCGGTCTTCAGCACAGGCGCAGTAGATGCCAATAGCCCCTTCTGTACGCCGCGCCCGAAGCTGCGGATATCGCCACTGATGTTGGGGATGACATCTAACGACTCCATAGGCAGGCCGAACCCCGTCAGGTAGGTCTGGTTACCTTCTGCGTCATCGCCCATCGGGATACGGCTACGGCCCTGCATCCATGGATACACAGGTGGCTCATCGCCACTTTGGTCATAGAACAACGGGGCAGCAGCTACGCCAGCAGCCGGTCGCGTTGACAGCCACTTAGCCTGCTGCGGGATAGCCTTTGCCATGAACTGAGCGAACGGCACCACATCACGCAAAGCACGGTTCTCTGCGCTGTTGATCTGGTAGTTAAAGAGGGCATCGCTCGTCAGGCGCGCAGCATCGCTGGGCTTATTGCCACGGGCCAGGAGATTCTTATAGGTCTGCAAGCGCCCACGCTGCTCCAAGTATTGGAACATAACGCCTGGTGCCTGGTAGATATCCCAGAACTTCTGGAACTTCGGGTCACGCCCAATCTTGGACAGGATTTCTTCGGTTGATACGAACCCGTCCATGACGCCATTACGCACGGCTTCCTGTAGGTCAGGACGCGCAGCCAGATTAGTAATCACGCCATCGGTATTCTTGGCGTTCTTGTAGGCATCCTCAATGAACTTGATGTCCTGTGACAGATCGTCGGCCTTGCCAAACAGGCTGGTGCCATAAGCCTCATCCCACGCCTTGCCCATTTCCCTGACCACATTGACGGGGTTCAGATGGGTAAACGCCTCATCGCGCACGCCTTCCGTAGCACCGGCTTGGAAGCCCATGCCCAGCTTATTGCGGACCAGACTGCCAAACTTGGGCAGTACCACGCCATAGACCATCGCCCCCTTCACAGGGCGGGTCATCTTGGACAGAGCGCCAAGGACATCACCACGGGGAGGAAGCCCATTAATCATATCTTCTAGGGCCTTAGCCTCGTCACGGTGCAGACCGGCAGTCTTAATGCCTTCCATGGCCTGTGCGCGTAGATCGTCAGCCAGTGAAGACGTACTGCCTGGCGCGTACTCTTTGGCTAGTTTAGCCTGAGACAGCATGCGCCCCTGCTGTGTTGCACGGTTCAGCATCAGCCTGGTGGCGTCCAGTTCCAGGCCGACATCACCACCGGATAGGAACTTAGCGACATCCTCTGGCGTCTTGAGCTTGCGTTCCTTGAGCGCCTGTGACAGCGAACCGGCCACCTCCGGTGCGTCAGGATTATCGACAATCCACTGGCGCTGCATGTAGTCTTGGTTCTGGCCTGGCGTCTTATAGAAAGCCTGCTTGCCGAACGCCTCATCATACTGGCGCTGGCCCATGTCACTGACATCAGCCGCAGCCTTCTGGAGCTTGGTTGCATCCTTACCGTAGGTAGCGGCTAGGGTCTGGATATTCTTCTGGAAGTCATCACCAATGACCTGCACGGGGGCGTTAATCTGGCGAGTCGGCTTGAGTGTGCCGAGGTCTATGCCAAGGTTCGCCATCGTCAGCAGGACGCGCTCTTCCTGGTCCAGACCGCCGAGTTTGCTGGTGACTTCCTGCGTCCAATACTTAGACGCTATGCCACCTTCAGCGGCAGCTTCCGCCATCTTCCGGCGCACCTCTGGCGATATCTTCTCTGAGCCAGTGGCACGGCGCATCCACGCCTTCAGATCCTCGTAGCCACGGGCGAACTTGTCTGGCTGCGCCCCGGCGACAGAAGTGGACTTAGTCAGATCATCAACCTTGCCAAGCCCCTTGGCGATCGCTGCGTCAGCACCACGGGTGGCAAGCGACAGCGGGTCAATAGGTTGGTCAAACTCACCAACCATAGTGCGGTACTTGCCACCTGTGAATGGCAAGCCTACGCCAACACCGTACTTCGCCTTGCTGGCAGCACCGGCAGTCTGTAGAGCAGCCTTAGCAGCAGGCACAGCGCCGAAGGTAAGGTATGTGAGCGGGTCAGTGGCAAGACCAACACCGATGTCCGTAGGCACCTTCTGCCACCACGGAGCGTCCTCGTCTAAGCCGACAAGTTCAGACCCGCTAACATAGTCCTCTTTCTTGGATATGTTGGGGATGGCGTCAATGAACGGGATCGCTGCGTCTATTGGCTCAAGAACAAAGTCTGCCAACTGTCGTGCCGCAGCACCAAGATCGCCACGAATAGCATTGCGCCCAGCCTGCCCTGACCTATCCAGCCAGCGCAACACATTGGGCAGTACGCCTTCTGGATCTAGAGGGTCAGGCATAACGGATGATACCGTGTGTCACACGGCGAGCAATGGACTAGATGCCAGCCATGACCCGCGCAACACGCTCAGGCGGAACGCCACGGTCAATAAGCGCCTGGCTCATCAACTGTGCCGCTTCCCTACGGGTCATGCCGGGGTTGTCGGTCATCAACTTCTGCACAGCGGTCAGCAACTTGGGCTTAGCGGCCTGGATGTCACTGGTGGTACTCAGGTAGCGCGGGATGCCGGAGATTGGGGCTTTGAGGAACGAGGTAAATGCACTCTCATTCTCAATGCCCTCATTGGCCGTAAGATCGCCAAAGTCGGTTGCTACAGCCGTATCCGCAGCCATGCGCTCACGCTCGCCACTACGGATCGGAAGGAATGACTTAACGCCAGCCAAATCGGAATCCTTGCGCATCTCAGCAGCCTTGGCTATGGCCTCGGTAACCCCGCTAGTCTCAAGCCGTTCCAGCTCTGCCACATCCGCAGCGTGTTGCCTGCGCCCAGCCTCAACGGCGGCAGACGGGTCGGCATTAGCCCCGTAAGACTGCCTTACTGCCTCTTCAGCATTCTTGCTGAAGCCGGGAACATCGTCCTTCATCAACGCCATACCGGCAATGTCTTTATCCTTGTACCGTGACTCAGAGAGCCGATCAACGGCACTCTTTGCCTCTCCGGTCTGAGCAATAAACAAATCCGCCTGAGCCGACTGAGCCTTCTCTGCCGAAGTGGGAAGCTCACGGGCAAGCTCACGGTCAGCCCTAGCAGCGGCGAGCCTACGCTGTTCCGCTGCGTCTTCTGCTTCCCTCTTGATGCGTGCCTGCTCGGCAAGCATTTCCTTGGCAAGCGCGATCTTACGCGCTTCAGCCGTATCCGCTTCAGACTTGGCGCGGAAACGCTCATAGTCAGGCTTAAATGATATAGCCTGCTCCTTCGTCAAGCGCGGCTGGTAACGCTTGGTCTGCCCCATAGCCTCAGCCATGATGTCCTTGCCGTCCTCGTTGATGGACGCCTCCGTACCTGCGCCACCGGGGCCAGAGTATTCATCGGCGCTACGCAGCGTATAACGGTAGCCGCCAGGCGCAGAGGGATCAGCGATCTTGAAGGTCGTAGCACCTCCACGCTTCTTAATCTTGCCCTGTTCCTCAGCCCAACGCTGTAGTTCCTCATCGTCTGAATACTCAACGCCGGGGCGACGGCCACCACCGGGGTTAGCGCCAAGGAAACTAGATCCAGCGTAAGTATCAACCATGATTAAGCTCCGTATTTCAGTGCGTAGTGTAAGGCTTGCGTCTGGTCGCCACCGAACTTGGTCAAGCCCTCTTGGAACTTGCCTTGCTGGCGACCCTTAAGATTAGCCTGCTCGGCAGACTGTAGCATGCCCTGTTGACGCTGTTGCTGCTGGGCCACTTGGGCATGGTCAGGCTGACGAGGCGGCTGCACAGCAGGGGCGACGGCAGGCTGCGCCACAGGCTTGGGCGCGACATAGGGCTGTGACCACTTGGGATCAGTGGGCGGTGGGCGGCTGATGTTCATGCCGTTCTGCCCACTATTGACCCGCTGGCCCACAAAGGACCGTACAGGGGGAGGCGGAGAGCCGGGAGCGGCAGGAGGCGGCATAGGCGGCGGTGCCGTGGGCATCTGCGGCTGTGGCATGGCAGGCTGCTCCAGGCGAGACATGGCGGCTTGGCTCTGGAATGAACGGGCAGGACGACGTGTGGATGCCATCATGGGGTATACGGGATGTACTGCCCGTTGAACGGGGTTGAGTAGACCTTCTGGTTGCCCTTCCACTTCCACTTGCCAGCGTTGGCATCCTTGAACCCAGCAAGCGCCTTGGCTTCAGAAGCAGCACGATCCTGCTGCGCCTTATAGTCCCACTCGGTCATGCCGCGACCACCAGTAGCCACGGCAGTAGACCCGCCACTAACCGGGGTGCGCAGACCAACAGAAGCGCGGTCAGGATTGGTAGTCGTCAGGTTGCCCTGTGACAGATCGAACTGTCCGCTATAGCCACGAACACGGTCGCCACCGGGGGTGGCAGACGGTGCGCCGACTGACCCGCTGCCGTAGGTGCCGCCGCCCGAGTAGGGGTCTTCCTGTGCAGCCAGCAGACGGTTAGCGGCGAACTCAGCCTCGTAGTTGGTCCCAGCCGCCTTGAGGTCAATGTCTCGCTTCGCCTCTTGGTTGGCCAACTGACGGTCAGATGTGTTCTCACGCTCGGCTGCGCCATGGCTCGGATCGTACAGGCTTCCACCACCGGCTGCGGTGGTACGGCGCAAGGCAGCGTTTTGCTGTGCTTCTGCGGCGGCAGACATATCGGACTGAGCCGACATCATACCGGATTTTTGGGCTTCGGTAATGGGAGCATTCTGACCGCTTCCGACCTGTTCCAGCCGCGCCAATGCTGCCTGCTTGGAAGCTGATGCGCTGCCTCCCATAGGCTGGGTATTCTGGATACCGCCAGTTACCGGAGTGGACTGCGTGGTGTTGGTCGGCTGGGCAACACCACCCATGGTATTCGGGATGGAGCTAACCTTCGGACCATTGACGCTGCCGTAGGTATAATTTGCAGGGTTAAGACCCCGTGCCGCCAGGAATGCGGCTGGGCCCACCAGTTTACCAGCAGAAGCAGAGCGAATATTCACCATGGCTGGATTGTACCCCTAAAGGAAACTAATCAAGGAGTGTGTGACTCACTAGGCTTTTCAGCCGGTGGGTCAATGATCTGGAAGGCACGCTGTACTTCCGCCTGGAAAGGTCCACGCACGCTAGGCGGCATGGTCTGGGCGTACTCCTGTAGGGCTTGCGCCAAGTAGGTCAGGGCTTGTCCGCGCTCTTTGCTCATGGCACTGGTGTATCAGACACAACAGGCGGTGCAACGGGCGCATTCCGTGCCTCATATTCCACCGTGATCCATGCCGCTAGCGCAGCGCCAGAGAATGTCACTTCCGCCCCGTTCGGGTCCGTGACCGTGTGGACGGTGGCAGCGAGGTCGGGCAGGAACGGAACCACGATGTCGGCAGGCTGGGTCAGCGCCCTGCCGATCATCTCTCCGTCGTCGGTTTCGATGATTGCTTCCCGGCAGAATGTGACGCGCTTCTGCGTGTCGTCCTGCGGGGTTGAGATGGCGATGTGATGGCAGCGTGTGCGGGTTTGCATTAGTTTGGTATCCGTAGAACTTTGAACCCAGAACCACCGGAATCGGCAGCGCCAACGGTGACGCGCTCCAGCGTGCCGTTGTCAACATCGTAGATCAGGAAACGGGTATGGCCGGAGGTGGTGCTGCCGTCGAACTTCGCACAGTCGCGCACGATGGATTCGTTGCTGCTGCACGATGTCAGAAGGAACTCACCTGCGGTGGAAGCGTCCGCGCCGTAGAATAGGGCCTTCGACTGCGAGGTGCCAGATTGTACAAATCCTAGTTGCGATGCTGCGCCGAGGGCGGATGCACCATTTACGATCAGGCCCTGACCAGCTTGCAACGTGGTGCAGGTGATGCCCCCCGCCGTCTGAATACTCGTCGCGCTCGTGTTCCCGCAGCGGATCTTGCCGTCCGTGATATGCACCGCGTTGGACGCGGGGGCGGTCATCGCGGTGGAGGTGGTGACGGAGGTGAGGCCGGTGGTGGCGAGCGTGGTGCAGGTGA